TAACAGTCCCTGCTCCGTCAGTAGTAAATACGTCACCATCATCACCGTCAGCGGTTGGGAATGTGTAAGTTCCAGAGTTTATGGTTAATGTTGTGACCTCTAAAGGGTCTGATTTGTTGTTTATTGCGTTCTTTGGCATTTGTTACCTATATGTTTAACATCAATACTGGTGAGGATTTTGAGACTGTTGTTCCGTCAGCTAATTGACCACTTCCATTAGCTCCCCAAGCCCATACACTTCCATCTGCTTTCAAAGCGAAGAAATTATATGGTCCACCAAAAATAGAAGTAAAACTATGCCCACCTGTAACAGCGACTGGCGAGGATTTTGAGACTATTGTTCCGTCACCTAGTTGGCCAATAAAATTATCTCCCCATGTCAATGCCGATCCGTCGTCTTTTAAAGCTATTGACCCCCATCTACTAGTTTTTAAATAAATAAAACTATGCCCACCTGTAACAGCGACTGGTGAAGATTTTTTTACTATCGAGTCATCGCCAAGCTGGCCATACAAATTATAACCCCAAGTCCATACAGATCCATCGGCTTTAAGTGCTGTTGTATACGCATTACCAACAGAAATACTAGTAAAACTATGTCCACCTATAACACTTACAGGTGAAGACTTGTCGACTATAGAATTAACTCCTAATTCTCCATTACTATTTCTTCCCCAAGCATATACACTTCCATCTGCTTTTAATGCTACTGCATGTAAATATCCCATAGCAATAGAAGTAAAACTATGACCACCTACAACACTTACAGGTGAAGATTTTGTTACTATAGAATCATCGCCTAATTGACCGTATTGACTAGAACCCCAAGTCCAAGCACTACCATCGGCTTTTAATGCCATGCTTGTTCTATAATTAGCGTTTATATCAGTAAAACTATGTCCACCTACAACACTAACTGGAGATGATCTATTTAAATTTGTTTCATCTCCTATTGTTGAATAAGTATTTTCACCCCATCCCCATGCACTTCCATCGGCTTTTAAAGTTAATACATATCTAAAACCAATACTTATTTTATCAAAAATATGATCTCCAACAACATAATCTGGATATGATCTTTCTGTTATTGCTATATCGTCATTACCTAATTCTCCATAAGAATTTCTTCCTACACTTTTTACATTTCCAGAAGTTTTTAAAAACTCAGAAAAAGCTTCTCCACTACCAATACCAATAGCATCACCACTCAAAAGCTCCCCAATCTTCTCGCTAATCTCCCACTCAGAATTATCAGTTATCCCATGAACTTCACAACACCCACGAACATTATCTGGAAAGAATGGATCAGGTGCATACTCAATCTGATTTAGATAATAGATCGTATCACCAGTAGCGGCTTTAACTCCCCAACTACCAGTATTCTTACCAACAATCTTAACGATATCACCCTGATTAAATGTTTCTGGTAGGGTAACGATTATTTCGCTTGTAGCATTGCAAGTATAAGCATTACCAACAACAGCGGTAGTGTCAGTTGTGATCTCAGTCCAAGTTAGTTCAGGAGAATCAACTGTTGTCCAAGAAGTAGCCCCCAATCCATCAGTTACGAGTATTTGATCCGCTGTACCATCAGTATTTGGTATCGTATATGCACTTCCAATCGTTAGATTAGTAGCGTCTAAGGGATCAGATTTATTGTTTATCGTGTTCTTTGGCATTTGTTACCTATAAATTTAAAACTTGTATTGGAGAGGATGTTGAGACTGTTGTTCCGTCGCCTAATTCACCACTAGTATTAAGTCCCCAAGCCCATACGCTACCATCGGCTTTTAGGGCTATATCATAATACTTACCAGCAGTAATATCAGTAAAACTATGTCCGCCTGTGACTGCTACTGGTGAGGATTTTCTTGCCACAGCTCCAGATGTTCCATCGCCTAATTCTCCAGAATCATTTCTTCCCCAAGTCCATGCAGTCCCATCGGCTTTTAAGGCTAAACAAGTATAACCGCCTCCATCTACTTTAACAAAAGAATGTCCGCCAGTGACTGCTGATGGTGATGACTTACCTACTGTTGTTCCATCACCTAATTGACCATAATTATTTCTTCCCCATGTCCATGCTGTATTATCATCTCTGATTGCTATGCTTCCATTTTCAAAAACATCAACATCAATAAAACTATATCCTCCAGTAACGGCTACTGGTGAGGATTTATGTACTATTGTATTATCTCCTAGTCCGCCATTTCCATTATACCCCCAAGTCCATGCACTTCCATCAGCTTTTAAAGCCATAGCATTATTAATTATAGATGATATAGACGTAAAACTATGTCCGCCTACAACACTTACTGGTGAGGATTTGGAAACTACTGAATTATCGCCTAATCCACCATATGTATTGATGCCCCATGACCACACGCTTCCATCGGCCTTTAAGGCTGCTGTATAACCATTGCCAGCAGAAATATCTATAAAACTATGTCCACCTACGACACTCACTGGTGAAGATTTAGAAATTACAGTCTCATCACCAAGTTGGCCATATGCATTATCACCCCATGACCATGCCGATCCATCAGCTTTTAAAGCTGCTTTAATTTTAACTCCTCCTGAAATAATATCAAAAATATGTCCTCCAACTGGATAAACTGGAATTGATACATTAGTAATTGAATTATTTCCTAATTGTCCTGATGTTCCTAGCCCACAAGTTTTAGTATTGCCAGAAGTTTTTAAAAAAAATGATGAACTGTAACCAGCATTAATAGCACTAATATCCCCACTAACTAAAGTCCCTTCAAGATTAATAATCTCCCATGTAGAATCATCAGTAATTCCTTGTATATCTACACATCCTCTAACTTCAGTTATAAAAAAAGGATCAGGGGCATACTCAACTTGATCTAGATGATAAATAGTATCCCCAGTAGCGGCCTTTACAGTCCATCCACCAGTGTTTTTACCCATTATCTTAACTCTATCATTGATTGTAAAAGTAGCTGGTAAGGTAACGGTTATTTCACTAGCAGCATTACAGATATAAGCATTGTTTACAGCCGCTGTAGTATCAACTGTGATTTCATTCCAAGTTAACGCTGAACCACCGCCAACATCCTCAAAAGCAATATTCCCTGCTCCATCAGTAGTAAGGGCTTGATCAGCAGTTCCATCTGCATTAGGTAATGTATATGCAGAATTGATTGTAACGTTAGTAGCATCTAGTGGATCTGATTTATTGTTTATTGTGTTTTTTTTAACCATAATTATCCTTTTTAAGCAATGGTAAAGCCATCGCCCGACCATGATGTAGCGCGCCAGTTTGCATTATCAGAAATGCACCTTAAAGTAATACAATCACCAGCGTCATTTGAAGTTAAAGTGCCAGTTACTCCTGCTGTGGAATTTGTATCACCTATGTAACATGTATTCCCAGCATTTTGTGCTATTACATATGTTCCATCTATTCCAACGATCTCAATTACATCTCCAGCAGCAGATGTTGCAGGTAAGGTATAAGCTACTCCAGCACCTCTATTAGTGCCATAAGCCTTACTTACGGCCATTGCTTTAGCAGCGTCAGTGACTTCTTCCCATTCTAATCCACCATTAGATGCTTGCCATGTAATTGCCCCAGAACCATCAGTTTTTAAAATTTCTCCAGCATTACCATCAGCTACAGGGAAAGTATAAGCTTCGTTAAAAGTTATAGCTCCAGTTGCTGCTGCTATCTCAAAGTCTGAATTTCCTGTACTAGGATCAACATTAGGTCCTATCTTAAAAGCATCTGCATCTGAGTTGTCTATACCTGCTGAGAAAGCTGTTGACCCTGTAATTAACCATTTAGTGTACGGATCGCCTGTACTTGTCGTTCCACCAACACTTATATTTACTGCTGCATTACCTGCTGTTGCAGTATTATCCATATTCATCACAGAAGCCTGGACTATTCCACCTGCTTCCCTACCACGGCAAGTTATATCACCATCCATTTCAGAAGACACACATGTAAATGTACCACCTGCTGTAACGCTAACTCCATCTGCTGCAACAATATCATCAAATTGTGAAATAACTGTTGTTGTGTTACCAACCAGAAAACTATAACTTGTTCCTGCTACATCGGTAACATGGATATGATTATAGAAAAATCTTGAAGATGATGCAGTATCAGCTGACACAAAGCCATATCCAGCATTATTTGTAGCTGTTACATGTACTTCATTTCTGAAAAATTCGTTAGTTATTCCAGTTCCGTCAAGTGAAACGAGACCACAAACAATTACGGCATCTGGGTCTGTTACCTCGATATAACAATCATGAATTTCAAAAACACCTGTTGAATTTGTATCTATGCCTGTTGCTGTTACTAATGCAGTTCCAGAATTAGAAATAGTTAGAGTATGAATATAATCAAGATGAACGCTTCCTCCAGTTCCAACTCTAAATGCTGCCTTATTTGCTGTTCCGCCACCATTTCCTGTATGAGTATATGTATGTGTCCCAAATCTTACAGAAAGCTCACCAGCTCCTGTAATAGCTCCAATTGCTGGCTGTGCTATCGCTGCAATAGCAGCGGCTGAGACCATGCTTAATTGACAATCTCTGAAGACCCCTACACCAGTGCTTCCTTGAACTGTATTTATTGCAGTAGTAGCTGCTGTACAACTAATTCCAAAATTCTTATATAGAATTCCAGAGCGTGTATTAAAATCAATAACATTAGCATCAGCCTGAGTGATTATACAATTGCTTGGCTTCCCATCAGCTATTACAGCAACATTATTAGCAGCATGTGTGACTGTTTCTGTATAAGTTCCAGGATAGACTATAATCGTATCTCCAGCTGCTGCTGCTGTTACTGCTGCTTGGATGGTTAGTTTTGCATTATTTGGAGTTAGACCATTATTTGCATCACTACCATGTTTCCCAACAAAAAGAATATTATCTAAATCAGTCAGCAATGAACCTACTGTTCCCCAGTCAAGATTATCTGCTCCGTCAGTGATGAGAATTTCGCTAGCATTACCATCAGCTACAGGGAACTCATAAGCATTAGCAAATTTAACTGCACCTGTTGTTATGTCCGCAGATAAGATAGATGTTCCTTCACCAGGATTTGCCCCTGTTGTTAATTTGAGTCTATCGCTATCGCTGTTGTCTATACCAAAAGAATAAAAACTAGTTCCACCAACATTTAAAATTAGAAATGGATCACTTCCTCCGTCTGGAGTCTTAACAGATAGTATAGATTGTGAACCACCGTCTGTATCTGTATTTTCTACCGCTAAAACCCGCTGTGTTGCTGCTGTTGAATTAGTGAATGTAAAATTACCATCAGCGCTCGTACCGAATGCTGGGTCTGCTCCTGTTGCTCCTATTAACAATTCTCCTGTACTTCCAGCTGCTGTATAATTCAATGCTGCTGTTGTACCTGCTCCAATAGCTACACCATGATCTGTCTGAACGCCAAGTTTTGCTTTAAGACTTGAAGGATTGATAGCGTAGTTACTTGTTAATGTTCCTGCTATAGCTTGCGCATCTGATGCAAGTTGAACCATACCAATAGTTATTGTTGTAGCATCTTTACCAGAAACAGTTACTGTAGTTAATGGACCTTGACCAGTTACATCTATACCTTGACCACCAAAAATATTAATTTCTCCAGTCACATCTGGTACTACTGCTGGCAAGCCAGAATCTGTTAAAACAGTTTGAACACCAGAAAATGCAGCAGATAACGTTACAAAACCATCTGTAACGACAAAATCATCGCTATCAAATGAAGCTATACCTTTAGTGGCTAAAAGAGCTGTCGCTGCTGCTGTAGCATCTATACCACTTATCGTTAAAGTATTTCCTGCAGCACTAGTAGTTATACCTTCTCCACCTAAGACTTCTAGAGTATTTGATAAAGGTACTGCATCCCCTAAATCAGTTACGAATTTAGTGGGTATTTGAGGATTGGCTGCCTCTACGTCAATAATTCCAGCTTGACTCAAAATATTACTCCTTAAGACTTTATGCCTATTTCTTTAATCTTTCGATAAGTGTATATATATTTTCTATCTTCTTAGACTCAATATACAAAGATTTCTTTAATATTGCTATCTCTCTTAACACACCTTTTGAATCAACTGATGCAATTTCTATTTTTGTGATTAAATCTGATTTAAATGATTCAATTGATTCGAGAGTCTCGTCTAATTTTTCGTCTTGATATTTGATTACTTTGGTAATGTGCTTTTCTAATGCCTCTATTTTGACTACAACAGCATTTTTTAAGCTTACTATGGTTTCGGTGACATTCTTTATCGCTGAAGCAATAGACTGCTTAAAAACACTGAACAAATCGTTTTTGACGTGCTTAGCGCTTTCC